GCTGGAGAACCTGATGTCTACGTTACCACCAGAGCTATCACAGATACTGGCTACGGTGATACCGCAGTTGCAATCAGAGTCGAACCTTCTAGACTTAGTCTCGATGATGAATTCCCTAACGGACGAAGAGATTTCAGACTCAGTGTTGGAAAGCCTAGAGGGTCTATTCAAGTAAAAGTAGGAGAATTTTTACAGCAATCAGAACCTGACGGTATAAGAGGTGGGTTTGATCCAAAAACATTAACTACTGTGCTAACACAAGAATCTGATTTTTCTACATTTTTACATGAGACAGCACATTATATGTTGACCGTTATGGAAGACATAGCAATGTCTGACCAGGCATCAGAACAACAAACAAATGATTTTCAAACGTTATTAAATTTCTTTGGTGTAAAAGATGCACGAGCTTGGAATCAATTATCTATAAATAAAAAAAGAAAATTTCATGAAGCATTTGCTTATAACTATGAAATTTATTTATATGAAGGCAAAGCACCAAGTACAAAATTACAAGAAATATTTAACAAATTTAGTAGATTTTTACGCAGAATATATAAGTCTATTAGAGATGAATTAAATGTTATATACAGAAAGGAAAACGGTCAAGACTTACCAATTTTAACTGATGAGATAAGAGGTGTTATGGATCGTATGTTGGCTACTGAAGAACAAATAACACAAGCTGAAGAAATATACGGAATGAAGGCTATGTTCCAAACACAAGAACAAAGCGGTATGGATGACGCAACATGGAATGAATATACACAGGCAATGCAAGCAGCAGAAGATAAATCTATGGAAGAGTTAACAAAAGCTAGTATGCGACAGGTAAAATGGTTATCTAACGCTAAAAGTAAAGTATTAAAAGACATACAAAAAGACGTAGAAAAAACTAGAAAAAAAGTAGTACAAGAAGAGACTAATAAAATAGAAAAGGAAAAATTATATCAGGTACAAGCGTTTTTAAAACGTGGTGAATTTATTAACGACCAAGGAGAAAGAGTTGTTGCTGGATCTGGTAACAAAATAGAAATAGCATCATTAAAAAATTTAGTGCCATTTTATGACATGGCTACAGAAATCAAAAAATTGCGTACTGGTAAATACGGCATGGTAGCAAAAGAAGGTATGCCGGTATCTCTTGTTGCTGATATGTTTGGTTTTAATGATCCAGTAGAAATGATAAATGCCTTAGTAGATATGCGACCAATGAAAGAAGTAGTTATGGAGCGTACAGACCAGCGTATGCTTAATGAATTTAGTAACCTTACTGATCCAAGAAGACAAGAACTTCAGGTACAAGAAGCAATACATAACGAAGCTAGAGCAAGATTTATATCTGTTGAATTACGTTTTTTATCTAAATCTATGCAACCGGTGAGATATCAAGTTGCTGCTGCTAAACAAGTTGCTAGAGAATTATTAGCTAAAAAGAAATTAAGAGATATAAGACCATCACAATTTAGTCGTAATGAAATAAAAGCTGTAAAAGCTGCTGAAGCTGCAATGAAAAAAGGCGATACTCTTGCTGCAATCAAGGCTAAGAAATCACAGTTGTTAAATAATCAGTTAGCAAAAGAAGCACTAGAAATACATAATACATTTGATAAAGCACAAAAATTATTTAAAAAAGTATTTGGTTCTGACAAAAAAATAGCAACAAGAAGAAATATGGATTTAATAAGTGCTGCTAGAGCAATACTTGCTGCTTATGGACTAGGCCCTGCTGTAGATAAACCTGCTGCATATACAGATAAATTACAAGCATACAATCCTGATATGTACGAACAATTAAAACCATTAATAGAAGATCTTACAAGTGAAGGACAACAAGACATAAAAGATTTAACAGGTGAAAAATTTGATACTGTTTACGAAATGATCCAGACATTGTGGTATCAATCACGCAGAGATAAGCAAGTTGTTATAGAAGGCAAACGTGTAGAGCTAGAAGCAGTAGTAAATGAATTAGTTGGTGTTATGTCAAGAATGAAAACACCAGAACCAGTTGGTGATAAAGCAGCACCAAAAACTAGAATAAGGTTTATGAGAGCAATGCAACAAGGTAAAGCAATGCTAAGACGTATAGAGCATTGGGCAGATGGCATGGATGGTGCAACTAAAACTGGTAAGGGTTTAATTGGTAGCGTTGTTTTAGAACGTGATGAGGTGCAAGCAGGTGCATTTACAAGATATATTTGGCGTCCAGTAAAAGATGCATTAAATCAATACAGAATAGAAAGAACTAACTACACAAAAAAATATTCACAAATGCTTGCCAAATTAGATATGCCTAAAGGAAAAATCGTATCTGGAGAATTTGGTTACACATTTGGCAACGCTAATGGTGATTTTGGTAAAGCTGAATTGCTTGGTGCTATGTTGCATACTGGAAATACAAGTAACCTACGCAAATTATTACTTGGTAGAAAGTGGGCAACACTTAACGAAGATGGATCTATAAATACAACTGCATGGGATACTTTTGTAGCTCGTATGGAAAGTGAGGGTGTTCTTACTGCAAAAGATTATACGTTTTTACAAGAAGTATGGGATCTTAACCAACAAATGTTGCCACTTATTCAAAAAGCACATAACGATGTATATGGATATTATTTTAAAGAAGTAGAAGCAACACCTATAGTTAATAGGTACGGATCATTTAGAGGTGGTTATGTACCAGCAAAGACAGATCCTTTTTTAGTAGGCGAAACAGAAATAAAAGCAAAACTAGAAGATCTTAGAAGTGAATTTAGGCAATCCTTACCATCTACTGGCAATGGTTTTACAAAAGAACGTGTGGAATATAACAAGCCATTATCTTTAGATTTACGCATAATGACTAAACATATAGATGATGCATTACGTTTTGCGTTTGTACAACCTGCAATAGAAGATGTATTTAAAATTTTAAAAAATAAAACTTTTGCTAATAGATTGTCAGAATTAGATCCAACAATAATGGACAATGCATTAATGCCATGGCTTGATCGTTCTGCTCGTCAGACAACAATGACAGCAGGTAGATTTAAAGGTTTTGATAAGTTTTGGACACAAGTAAGAAGAAGTACTGGTGTTGGCATAATGTTTGCAAATATAAGAAATGGTTTGCAGCAATTTACAGGATATTTCCCTGCAATGATTAAGGTAGGGCCTAGTTATTTAAAAGGTGCATTAGCACAATATGTACGCAATCCAATGCAATTTCAAGAAGAAATAGCAGAGCTATCACCTTTCATGAAAGAACGTCAATTTAACCAGATATTTGATGTGCAAGATACATTAAACCAATTGTTAATTAATCCAAATGCATATCAAAAAATACAGAAGTGGGCAGAAAGACATGGATATTTTATGCAGCAAGCATTTCAAAATCAAGTAGATACTGTAGTTTGGTCTGCTACTTACAACAAAGTTTTAACTGAAAGTCCAAAAACTATGTCAGAAATAGAAGTACAAAAAGAAGCCATACAGCAAGCAGATGCAAATGTACGTTTAACACAGGATAGTTTACAAGCAGAAGATTTAGCAGCATTTCAAGTTGGTTCTCCTTTTTACAAAACTATGGTGCAATTTGGTGGTTATTTCAATATGATTGCAAACTTAAATGCAACACAATATAAAAAATTATTTAACGATTTAGGATTTAGACCGGGAGGTAAAGGTACTAGTCAATTATTTATGACATATTTATTAGGTTTTGGTTTGCCAGCTTTTATTGCAGATTTAATAGTTAGAGCAACAGGTGGTGATTTAGAGGATGAAGACGAAGATGGTTATTTAGATGATATTGCAGGTTGGTTTTTTGGTTCACAGCTAAGAGCAACTTTTGCTTTAGTACCATTTGGCAATATAGCTATTGTTCCACTTAATTCATTAAACGATAAACCATATGATGATCGCATGACAACTAGTCCATCGATGTCTACTTTAGAAGCAGCAAGTGTTGGTAGTATAAGAACTGTACTTAATTTTATAGATCCTGATAAAGAGGTAACGGGTAAAAATGTTAGAGATGTATTATCAGCATTAACGTTAGCTACAGGTATACCTTTCACATTATTAGGCCGACCTGTTGGTGTACAGTACGATATTAACAGAGGTGTAATAGATCCAGAAAATACACCAGATCATATACGAGCATTAATAACAGGTAAAGCTAGTCGCAGAAGTAGGGAATAAAGGTGTGACCGTAAAACAAAAACTTATTGGTAACCTTAATTAGATAGTGAAAATGTCTAGTTAATGACAATAAATTCGACTATACGAAAAACGAATATATTAGTCGGCAATGGTAATACCCATACATATCCTTTTGCATTTAAAGTTTTTACAGATGAAAATGTTGTTGTTAAAAAAATAGAAGTAAGTACAAGTATAGAAACAACATTAACTCTTGGTGTAAATAATGATTATACAGTTGACCGTAATGATGATCAGAACAGCAATCCTGGTGGAAGCATAACATTAAAATCTGGAGGTGTTAATCAGAATTTAGCTACAGGTTTTAACATTGTTATTACATCTGATGTTCCAGCATTACAAGGAACAGATTTAACAAACCAAGGTGGATTTTTTCCAGAAGTAATAAATGATGCATTAGATAAAGCAGTTGTATTGCATCAACAACAAGAAGATGAAATAAACAGATCTATTAAATTCTCTTTAACCAATACTATTAACACCACAGAGATTACTGCAAATCCAGCAACACGGGCAAATAAAAATTTATCTTTTGATAACGCTGGTGAATTAACTTTAACTAATACACAACCAACAGCTTTTTTAGTCAGTCCTACTGCTCCATCAAATCCACCCATAGGTAGTATTTGGTATGACTCAGTTTCTGGCCGTTGCTTTGTTTATTATTATGATGGCACATCTACTCAATGGGTAGAAACAAATCCTCCTTTTGCGACTCCAGGTTTAGGTGGTGGTGGAGATACTTCAAATTTAACTGACGCTAATATTGCAAATAATGCAGATATAGATGGATCTAAATTAAAAGATGATTCTGTACCTTTAAGTAAACTTTTAGATGGTGCTTTACCAACTGATATTACTGTTAATTCATCAAACATAGTTAACAACAGTATTATTAATGACGATATAAGTAATACAGCTGCTATAAGAACTACAAAAATATCGTATACTAGTCCTGGTTTTGGTGGTACGGCTAGATCATTATATACAAAATTAAGCGATATTATTAATGTAAAAGATTATGGTGCTGTTGGGGATGGTACAACAGATGATAGAAGTGCAATACAAAATGCTATAAATGCAGTTCCTTCTACTGGTGGTAAAGTAATATTCCCTGCCGGTAAATATAAACTAGGTGGCTCTCTACAAATTAGTAATACAAAAAATGCAATTATTTTAGAAGGTTTAGCAGGTAACGCTATTGGTGCTGATAATTACGGTGCTAGATTTTTTATGGCAGATGGCGGTGTAATTTTGGGGAATGGCGATATAGCTCCATATATAAAAATAGACAGGGCAAGATCAGTACAAATTAGAAATTTTACTTTTGTTGGTGGTACATATAACAACAACAATACAGGAGGGGATGGAGTAAAACCAACAAACGGTGCTATTTATGTAGTATCAAATCCTGGTTGCCAAGAACATATTTACGAAAATCTTTTATTTTATGGCATAAATTATTGCATGAATTTTGATGGTTTAAGTTCATCTATAATTAGAAACTGCAAATTTAGAGACATACCAGAAGCTAGTGCAGATAGTCATGTTATTAAATTACACGGCAGTGATGTTACTGACCGTATGGATCAGATAAGAATTGTTGATTGCATAATGGACGGAAGCCCTGCTCCAGCATTAGATCCTGATAAACCATTATTAGACAGCAATGGTAATACTCAAAGGACTGATGGACTTAATGGTAGAGGATCTTGGTCACAAAATGTTTCTTACGTTGTTAATGATTTAGTTCATAACGATAGAGAAAGAGTATATAAATGCACTACTAGTGGAACGTCAAATAGTTCTGGTAGTGGGCCAGCTGGTGCTGGATCAAATATTAGTGACGGTAGTGTTACGTGGCAATGGATAGGTAATAAAATTAACCATACAATGCGAGGTATTTATATTGATGGTGAAGTAAACACTATTTTTATTTCAAGAACTTCTGTAATTAGATGCAGAGATAATTATTATTTAACTGGTCAATGGAACGGTAACTTTATAAACTTTGAAAATGCTGAAGCAGAAAGAGCAGCATACGATGGTTTTAATATAAACGGTACGGGTAATTTTATAACTATTGCAGATTGTTTTGCTGGTACTAACTACGAGCAAGGTATTAATTTAGGTTCTGGTCAAAATTCAACAGTACAAATTTCTAACGTTAACTGTCGAGACAATAGACAACACGGAATATTAATAAATTCTCCAACACAAAATGTCAGTATTACAAACCCAACTATTGGTGGTAATGGATCTTCTAATAGTAATACATACAGCGGTATAACTATTGCTGCAAGTACTAATCATGTTTATATATCAGGTGGTAAATGCGGTGGTGGTACTGTTGAGTTAAGTGGTACTGGCCCACAAAGATATGGAATACAAGTAAATGGTAGCAACCACGATCATATTGTAATTCTTGGTGTTGATGTATCGGGTAATCAAACAGCAGGTATTGATTGGCAAACAACAAATATTGATGGAACTGGAAATTACAATGCTGCTAACGATAACTTTATACAATTTTGTCCTGGCTATTCAACTGGCCAGACTTCATTTCCGTAAAATATTATGGCTCTTGATTTTCCAAATAATCCGTCACAGACAGATATTCATAATGCATCGAATGGATTGCAATATGTTTACGATGGGACAAAGTGGGTTTCGCAAGGACGATATGATCTTGGTGCTATAAATGCACAAAAATTAGATACTATTGCTAACGAATTTAATGGCGTATTAACCACATTTAATTTAAAAATAAATAATGTTGTTGTAAAACCTGCAAGTGCTGAAGCTGTACATATTGTTTTAGCTGGACATCTTTTAGAACCTGGTACTGCTTACACAATAAGCACTCTTAATGGCACGATAACTTTTGCTACTGCACCAGCTAATGGCACTGCATTTTTTGGTGTTGTTTTATCAAGACTACCTATTGTAGATTTTGGTACTGGCACTATTAAAAACGTAAATATAGCTAGTGATGCTGCTATAGATGGTACGAAAGTTAATCCAAATTTTGGTAGTAATACAATAACAGGTGTTACTACAACACAGAGTGCGACTGACAATACAACTAAGTTAGCTTCAACTGCCTTTGTACAAACTGCCATATCAAATCTAGTTGACAGCAGCCCTGACACATTAAATACACTCAATGAATTGGCAGCTGCTTTAGGTGATGATGCTGATTTTTCTACAACTATAACTAACGCTTTAGCAGCAAAAGCACCTTTAGCTAGTCCTACATTTACCGGTACTGTTTCTGGTATTTCTTATAACGATCTAGATGATAAACCTACTATTCCAGCAGCGTTATCAGTAGAAAATGTACAAGATATTATCGGTGCCATGGTTACTGGTAATACTGAAACAGGTATATCAGTTACATATGATGAAAAAGATGGCTCTGGTTCAGGTTACGGTAAATTAGATTTTGCTGTAAATACAACCTATTCATCAGACATAAGATGGAATGATGGTGTAAAAGCATTATTTGGTACTAATGATGGGCTAGAAATATATCATGATGCTTCAGATAGCAACTCCGCAAATCATCATACAAATATTAGTGAGACAGGTGGTGGCGGTTTATTGTTCTATGCTTCAGATATTATTTTTCATAGGTCTGGTGCATCAGGTCACAGACTTGCTGACTTTGCTGAAGGTGGTGCAGTAAGGCTTTATTATGATGCCGGTACTTACAGTACTCCCAAATTAGCTACGACTGCTACTGGTGTAACAGTAGATGGCACAGTAACAGCAACAGCTTTTAGTGGTGATGGTTCTAACCTTACAGGTATTGCAGCAGGTTCTTTACCTATAGCAACTACTAGTGCCATAGGTGGAATTAAAGTTGGATCTGGTTTAACTATTGATGGCAATGGTTTATTAGAAGTTTCTACTGGACAATCTTTAACAGCATCTAATATAAATGCAGTTTTTGGAGACACTGCTCAATTAATACTAGGTAACGGTTCAGCTGATAATACAAACGAAGGTAATAGTAATAATGATGATGCATTAGTTTTGTATTATGGTTCTAACAGCGGTGCTAATTATGGTGTTATAAGTGCTGATACAGGAGTCCATATACAATATAATGGTGCTAACAGATTAGAAACACATTCTGGTGGAACAAAATGGATTGGAGATCTTTTTTGTGACGATGATCAAATACTTAAACTTGGTAACCAGGCTGCTTTAAAGATATACCACGATATAGATGGCTCTAATGAAAATTCTATTATTGATGCTAGAGGTGACGTAGTAGGTGGTAGTCATACAAATAGTGGTGGTTTATTATTTTACGCATCAGATTTTATTTTTCATGAGAAATCAGATGGATCTCAAAGAGTTGCAGATTTTGCTCAAGATGGTGGTACAGGTTGTCGTTTGTATTACGATAATGATCCTAAATTTCAAACAACCCAAACGGGCGTTACTATCTCAGGAAACATAACTGTAACGGGAACTGTTGATGGTAGAGATTTACTTAATGATGGACAAAAGCTTGATGGCATAGCTGCTAATGCTAATAATTATTCCCTGCCAACAGCAGCATCAAACGTTCTTGGTGGCATTAAAGTTGGTACAAATCTAAGCATTGATAGTGACGGTGTGCTTAGTGCATCTCAATTATCATTAACTGCTTCTGCCGTAAATGATTTATATGGAGATAATGGTAATTTAGTACTAGGTGCTGAAACTATAACTAACAATGTAGGTCAAGGTGATGCTTTAAAGCTATATTATGACGGCACTAATGCAAAAATTACAAGTGATAACGCAATACATTTACAGCAAAATGGTGCGAACAAATTAGAAGTTAGCAGTGCAGGTGTTAAGTGGGTAGGTGATTTATTTGCTGACGCTAATAACAAAATAAAAATAGGCCCTAATGCTGCGTTAGAAATATACCATGACAACAGTAATTCAATTATTGATGACACGGGAACAGGAGGTCTATTAATTTATGGTTCAGATATTATTCTGTTAAAAACTGGATCGTCATCAAGGATGGCTGATTTTGCACAGGATGGTGCAGTAAGGTTATATGAAGGTGGAACTATAAGATTAACTACTACAAATGCAGGTGTAGATGTCTCAGGTAATATTATTGTTTCTGGAAATGTAGATGGTCGTGACGTAGCTGCTGATGGAACTAAATTAGACGGAATAGAAAGTGGAGCTACAGCAGACCAAACAGCAGCAGAAATAAGATCACTTGTAGAATCAGCTTCAGATTCAAATGTATTTACTGACGCAGATCATACTAAGTTAAATAATATTGGTGCTAACGCAAATAATTATTCTTTACCAATAGCTACTAATAGTGTTCTTGGTGGTATTAAGGTTGGTAATAATTTAAGTATTGACGCATCTACTGGTGTTTTAAGTGCTAGTGCTTCTGCTCCAACAGCAAACACTATAAATGATTTATATCCTGACAATGGAAATCTAGTACTAGGTGATGCTGACGGTGACGGTGATGACGCATTAAAGCTTTATTATGATGGTACTAAAGGAATAATCACTGCTGATGGTGGAGTTCATATTCAACAAGACGGTTCAACTAAACTTGAAGTTGTTTCATCAGGCGTTAAATGGATAGGCGATTTATTCTGTGATGATGACCAACACTTAAAAATAGGAAGTTCAGCAGATTTAGATTTACACCACGATCAAACAAATAGCTACATTGATAATGGTGAAGGTGCTTTAAACATAAGACTTTTAAGCAATGCTACAAGCATACAACTTATTGCTGGTTCTGATTATATGGCAAGGTTTGTTAAAAACGGAACCGTACAACTTTATTGGGATCATAATTTAAGATTAGAAACCGCTTCTTCTGGAGTTAAATGGTTTGGAGATTTATTCTGTGACAGTGACAATAGATTAAAAATAGGAAATTCTGCTGCTCTGCAAATCTATCATGATTCAACAAACAATAACTCTTTCATAACCGAAGGTGGATCTGGCAGTTTAGTTATTAAAGCAACAAATACTTATATAAACGCTGCTAACGATCAAGCAATGATAGCTGCTATCGCTGGCGGAGCAGTAACCTTATATCACGCCAACAGTGCAAAGATTGCAACCACCAGTTCTGGTGTTAGCGTAACAGGCAACATTGGAGTATCAGGTACAGTTGATGGACGTGATATAGCATCTGACGGTAGTAAATTAGATGGCATTGCTTCAAACGCAAATAACTATTCTTTACCTACTGCATCAGCAAGTACACTTGGCGGTATAAAAGTTGGTAGTAATTTAAGTATTAGTAATGGGGTCTTAAGTGCTACTGCTTCGGGAGGAGGTGCTAGTGGTTTTGATTTTAACGATAACGTCAGAATTAAGTTTGGTGCAGATGATGATTTACAGCTGTTTCACGATACAAGTAACTCTGTCATTGATGCAACTGGAGCTGGATCTTTACTACTTTATGGATCAGATATTATCTTCCAAGAGAAGACAAACGGTAATCATAGAATAGCTGACTTTGCTCAAGACGGTGGTACTGGCTGTAGGCTCTACTGGGATAATTCGGTTAAATTACAGACAACTTCAGCTGGAAGTACTATTTCTGGACAGGTATTAATTGACACAAGTGGTGCTGAAAAAATAAAACTTACAGGAGCAACCAATCCATACATAGCCTTCTACGAAGGTTCATCATTTAAAGCATATCTTCAATGGCATGGTGGTGATGGTTATTTCATCATGCGAAACGATGAAAGTGGTGAATATTTAAGAATTGGTAGTGGTAACTCTGGTCTGCAATTTGTTGTTGATGGTACTGCTAGAAATGTTTTCCATTCTGGTAACCTTTCTCAAGGTGATGGAGGTTTAACTCAAAAGAACTTTACAACTACTCTTAAAAACAAACTTGACGGAATTGCAGCTAGTGCAAACAATTACTCACTACCTACTGCATCTTCTAGTACTTTAGGTGGAATCAAAGTTGGTTCAAACCTCAGTATTAGTAATGGAGTTTTAAGTGCAACAGATACAAACACAACTTACTCTGTTGGTGACGGAGGATTAACTCAAAAGAATTTCACTACAACATTAAAGAACAAGTTAGATGGTATTGCTGCTAATGCAAACAACTACTCGTTCCCATATACCGTTTCTGTTGGTGCATCAAATAGTACTATTGTTCAAAGACATTCTTCTGGATACATATTTTCTAACTATATAAATACAACAGATAACTCAATATCAAGTGGTATATCCTACATTGTGGCTAAACAAAGCGGTAATGGAGATTATCATAGATCTGCTGATGCTAATGCGGTTAGAGCATTTATAAACGTAGAGAATGGAGCAACCGCTGACCAAACAGCTAGTGATATTAACAATCTATACCCTGATAACGGCAACCTAATACTTGGTACTGGTACTGGATCAGATACCTTAAAGATGTACTATAACGGAAACGTTGGAATCTTAACTTCTAATGGTGGAGTTATTCTTCAATATAATGGTTCTACAAAAGTCTACACTAAGAGTAATGGTGCTAGAGTTGAAGGTAGATTGTTTATCAGTCAAGACACTAGATCTTTAACTGAACCTAGCGGAAACTATGGCTCTATTCAAATTAATGGAAGTGGCTATGGTGGTTATGAAGGATTCTCAATAGATGGCCGTGCTGTGTTTATGCACAATGGTGGTGGTGATACTGGAATTTATAATGATGTAAATAACGAATGGTTGATATATCTTGGACATAACAGTACTTCAATTCTGTATTTTAATGGTGCACAAAAAGTAAGAACAGAAAGTTATGGTTGCAGAATAGCTGGTACTATTAGACCAAATAGCACTAACGGTGGTGACTGCGGTGCAAGTGATGCTAGGTGGGGAACAGTATATGCAAGTAATGGTTCTATCAATACTTCAGATAAAAACGAAAAAAATGCAATACTAGACTCTGATCTAGGTCTTGAATTTATTAATAAATTAAATCCTGTTTCATATAAATGGAATGATGTAAGACTTGGAACAAAAAAACGTTATGGCTTAATTGCACAGGACATAGAAGAAACAATTAAACAAATAGGTAAAGATGTAAATGACATAGGAATGATAGATAAACCACAAAAAGGTGCAATGGGTCTAAATTATATTGAACTTATTGCACCACTTGTTAAAGCAATTCAAGAATTATCAGCTAAAGTTGCAGCTTTAGAGAGTGCTTAGTATATTAAGGAAAATAAATTTAAATTATTATGCCAACACCAGAAGAAAAACTAAACGAAACTCAACAGCGTTTTGACCAGAACCTTGCTGCTGCACAACAGTTAGAACAACAAATAGCAAAATTACAAGAACAATTAAGAGGTTTACAACAACCACTTATTGAAGATCAGGGTGCTATAAAAGTCTTAAAAGAAATATTAGAAACAGTTGAGCAACCAGCTTAACTTATATCACAAAGGATTTATTATTATGGCTATTACTTACACTTGGGAAATCAACGAAGTAGGTTGTGAAAGAGACATCTCAGATGGTTATTTCACTACTGTTGTTTATCGTGTCATGGGTTTAAACGATGGCGAAGAGAAAGCTAGACGTACAGGTCAAGTAGAATTTACTAAACCTAGTTCTCTTCCATCAGATTTCATTGCTTATGACGAGTCTGCAAAAACACCTAATGAAGAAACTATGGTTGGTTGGGTAAAAGATTCTCTTGGTTCTTCAAGAGTTAGCCTTATAGAAGATGAGATTAAAAATGAAATAGATTTAATCAATACACCAGTTAAAGCAACAGGTTGTGCTTGGTAACTATTTTGTTTTTTCTAGCATTTGTCTAGACATAATTCCCATAGTGACGTAGAGCGGTGAAATAGCTACAATAAGTAGCAGAACGACTAAGCTCATTAATGAGCAAGCTCGTAATAACTGTTCTTTAATCATGCGAAAAGCTTTAGATATTATTACCATCGTAACTGGAATACTCATGTTGGGTATTCTGGGCGGTGGTTTTTTTACATATAAATATGTTCAATCTCCACAGTTTCAAAAAAAAATAATGGATAAGGTAATTAAAGAAATACAACCATTAATGAATGATGTATTAGGTAATGCAATGCCAGATATAACGGGGCCATCTTTACCAATACCATCTAAACCTAAACTTATACCTTAGTGCCAGAAATAAAGTTACCTGAGATAACATTGCCAACAATTGATATCCCAGATACTCCATATTTTACAAAACCAAAATTAAAAGGCAAATTGCCAGGATGTTATTTACATCACCGTGATCTAGAAATTACACGCAATCCTTCATTGTTAATATCAGATAAACGTGGCACGTATACTTTATGTCCTAACGGTGAAATACCATCGTATACGCCTATGAGGTACGACCCTGCTCAAATAATAAATACAGATCCAGCACCAGTTAACACCGCTTCCAAGGCCACACAGGACACTAACGTAGTAAAACCAAAGCTAAAGAAAGATAAGAAAGTAGAATACAAACTTTGTCCCCCAGAGGGAGCGTTAAGAGTAGGTTCATATGTTAACGAGAAAAGATTGGAAGTTATTAAAGAGTATATTAGAGATGAGGATACTGGAGAATGCCGTACTATTTATGAAAGTGTCTCGTTTATCAATTCTGTACTCCCAAGTCGCAGTGCTGCTCTTAATGTTGTTACTATTTCTCTCTTGGCTGCCAGTAGCCCATTACTTTTGGGTCTTCTCAAATCAATAAGTAAAACTATTTTTAAAAAGATTTTAACTAAACCTAAACAAAACAATGTAAAATAAAAAAACCCTATTCGATCAGGCAATGGATAGGGCGTCTAGGTAGGTAAGTGCTAACCGAGCTTGCCTACTGCTTTAATTTGTGAGTGTGTGGTAATACCTGATTAGGGATTGTGGTAAGCACAACATTTTTACAGGCAACTGCATCTTCATTAATTAACTTCACGCCAAGTTTAAATTGTTCGGCACATACCTTCATCCTTGCAAGATTGGCTTCTAATTTTTGGCGAGCTAATACAAACTCTTGACCTTTAATTTGGTTTTCAGCAGCTTTAATACAAAGATCAGATCCTTTTCCTAATGGCACTTGTAAACTGATAGTAAATCCATAATTAAAATTATGAGTTGATTGATCTATTCTTGGTTGTATTTGTGTATATAAAATTTTGCCAGGATTTATTAAGTCACCTGTTTCATTTTCAGCAAGATCATAAATATTAGTTTCTGTAGAGGTTATGCGAGGTGTACTGTAGTTTTCCCCTTTAGTTATAAAAGGTGTAAACGCTAGTGTAGGTTGTTGACATTGCACGTTACCTCCGTAAATCATGTTGGGAAAACCGCCATTTATAGTTTGGTAGCCGTTATTGATGACGGTTCCAGACGAACTGGCCGATGGCGAACTAACCGTATTACCACTAGCTTTTGGAGCAAATCCTAATAATAAAAGTAAACTTAATTTGAAAAAATTGACAAGCTTGTGCTTTGACTTTCTGTGTTTATGGTGCGTTGGATAGTACTGGTTGCATCTAGACCTGGGGCAAGAAAATTCTCCGTTATGCTGAACGCTTCTCCTGGGGTTTGAATCTCCCATTGGGGCTTGGTCGGTAAATCTGGAGTTACCCATTTAAAGGAAACTCCATTAACTGTTTGTGTGTTTGTATAAGTTGCATCTGGTGAAATAACTGTTCCATCTTTAACTTGTATGTTATTGCCTTGCAAACTGTATGAATACCCTGTTCGATAATTTTCTGTAACGATTGTCTCCACAATAATAGTTTTACTAGAGCTTGAGGATTCCATTTGGCCTGTAGAGAACGATGGAGTAATACCTCCTGCATAAGCACTAGGTACTCCAAGTAAAACTAATAGCAACCATTTCATTAATCAATTTCTAATTTTATAGTGCTAGACATCTGGGCTGTAACACCTGCACCAGTAGCAGATAGATTAACAGTCATTGCACCACCAGAATCCATTGTCATGGCAGTTGTTCCGATATCTCCACCACTCACAGTTGTGGTATCACCAAAAATTGGCAAAGCTGGAACTACTCCATTAGTAACTGTTGTTGCTAAAAAACTTGTAGGTATAGAATCGCCTTGAATAAAACTTTCACTTACAGACCATGCATCCCCTGTGGTAGTTACAGCATAAGTAGTTGTGTTATCTATTGTTGGAACGCCATTAGTAATTTGTGCATCGGTTAAATCTAAAGTACCAATAGCATTTGCTGTATCACCTGCTGTTGGGGTAACATTTGTTCCTGATGCAGAAAAGGTCGTACCCACCCGATTAGAAGTTGAACTAGCTCCTAATGTGCTGACAGAAACAACGTTTTGTATTGAGTGATTAATGTCTGCTAGTGTTACAGATGGACTAAACAAAAGCAGTAATGTTAATAATTTTTTCATTTAATACCAACTTTGTTTTTACTATTATCTACTATTTTAGCAGTGTTACCAGGTTTCTTTTTGTTAACAGAGATACCGTAGCTGCCTAAAACGCCACTGGTCAATCCAGCTAAAAACGCTCCATCATTACGAATCTTGTCCATATAGCCAAGAGTCATCATTGCTAACGACCACACCAGAATCATAAATCGAACACCATGACCAAATAGTTCAGCCAGATCAGTGCCTTCTTTTTCTTCTTGTTCTTCTGTCATAAAATACTACCCAATTAATAACAGGATGACCACCGCTTATGGGTAGTATGTGCCAAATTTAGCAAATACTGTTATGTTTGGAAAGGAACACAACAAAACAATGTCTAAATTTTTAATTGGAATGTTTATCAAGTTTGGTAAATCTGAATCTTTGCGTAAAGCAGCATTGTCACTTTTAAAGGCATTGGTAGCAAAAACTGATAATGATGTTGACGATACTATTGTCAGAATGCTTGAAGAAAAATTATTTCCTGTCAAATGAAAGATAAATTTGTAATCTTTGCAGAAGAACCTCCTATTGAACTACAGCTATCTACAGAAATGCGTTGTAGGGAAGTAGAAAACAATCCTGACATAGATTATGTCAAGAGATATTGTGTAAGTCTTTTGCGTAATAATGCAA